GCTCGCGCGCTTACTATAACCTATAAATTCGGACTTTTTTAGGTCTATATAGTCTTTGGTATCCTGCAAAGTCTTTTCAGCGTCAACAGCAGACTCAGTGGCAGCCGTGGCAGAACCGGAGGCGGCTGTCTTACTGGCCTGGGCGTCATTGGCGTATCCCTGGGCAGTGGATACCCTGGATTCCATCTGCGCTACAAACTGTTCATACCAAGACGGGTCTGGCTCCGGGATGCCTCCTCCGATTTCCAGTCCATCGTGAATAGGATAGGATGCAGGCAGGGTCTTCCAGATGGTCCGCTCACCTGCACTGTCAGTACCGGTCGCATATATCATCATCTGGATTGTCCCGGGTTCCTGAGTTGCCTGTACCGGTATTTTCCAGCATATTCTGACGTGGTTTTCCGATTTGGATACGTTACAGGGTACGCTGTCACTGCCGCCATAAACTGTCTGATAGTGGATATACAGGTTTTTGGCGGTCAAGTCCGTGGCATCGTCATACCGTGGCAGCTGGAATCCTACATACTGAGCATTCTGCTCTCCCCGGACGGATACCTGGCTGTTAAAATCCGCGATTCGCTTGTTGGTGACCGGGACATACTCCGGCTCTGCATACATTGTGTATGACGGGTAATTATTATCCTTGGCCCATGCCTCGTCAACAGCTACATCATATGCCTGTGCTGCCAGTATTTCATTTACTGTTGCCATGCCTGTCCACTCCCCCTCTCCTGCTTAATCGTAATCAGATTAGTGGTAATCCTCTGGCCGCTCTCACGCTGGCCAACCACCCCGATTTTAAATGTGTCATAGGCCGTTACTTCATCCGGGACAATGCAGACACCGTCTGTTATCATCTTGGCAACCTCCCGGGACTGTAAGTACGGATAAAATGCTGCCACTCGGACAGTCCCGTCCCAGTCCTGGCCAAACTCAAACGCCGCCTGCAGGTAGCCGGATGTACCGGCAATTATGTTACTAAAATCACAGCCAGGAGCCCTTATCAGCTCCTGGCCGGATACTTTAAATCTTAATGTCCTCATGGCATTGCCTTTCTGCTGTTGCGATTTCGCAACTATTCCATTTTCTGTGATTTTCCCTTCAAAACTTCAATGGCATTCACTATTACATCGGATTTCACAATACCCATAAGTCCGGCATTCTCCACAATCGACAATGCCTCATTTGCGATAAATCCATATGTAGCTGCCAGCATAATATAATCCACTCCCAGGGCTACATCAAGCTGATGAGCTACCGCCAGAAGGCACACCATCATGAACTTCTTGCACAATCCTTTAAGCATGGCGTTTGAACTGGCCGCACCGCTCTCTGATTTTGGTGACTTTTTAAACACCACGGCCACCAGGAATCCCGCCATCAGGTCCAGCCCCATAAGTATGAGTACGATACTCAATGTAGGGGTCCAGCCGCCAAAAAGCTTTACTCCCGCCGCTGCGGCCATACCAGCAATAGCGCATATAATATCTTTCTTCATTTTCATATACCTCACCTACTCTGTAATCAGTTCTTCACATTCCAAGTCAACCAGTACCTGGCGCACCTGGTCCTTAATTTTATCCGGGACCTGTTCGAATGTTTTCCTCCCCTTCACAATCAAGGTCGCATAGATGACTGCCATGGTATCCACCTCCTTCCTCAATAATAAAAAGAGCAGCAGCCTAAGCATTGAGTACTGCCTCGACTTCCGCCCTTAACTTCTCCGGGACCTGTTCAATTGTTTTCCTGCCCTTGCGGATTAGGTCCGCATACACAGTTGCCATATAACTTGCCATACCTTACACCTCCATTCCTTCATAGATTTCTGTCAGTGCCATCTGAGTGTTGGTTATCTCTTCGGCCAGCGCCAGATTGGCCTCATACTGCTCGGTAAGCGCCAACTGCGCCTCCGTGAGCTGGCCATCCAGCCTTTTTACCTGTTCCTGCAGGCGCCCAATGTCTGACTCAGGCAGATAACTAAAGACCGGTTGCGGGTTGCCGGCATCCGTCATATCAATATGGTCCAGTCTCGCACCATCGGGGATATCTACCCACATGCACTGCAGGCCTTGTGGAACCTGTTCCTCGCCATACATAATAGTCCAAATACGGCCGGTGTCGTCATAAATCACCAATGCTTTCATAAATTTTTAATTCTCCTTCCTATGCTGGTCTTCCTAAAACAATTCGGTAAATAGCTGCACTATAACCAGGATTATAGTTGCTGGTTCCTATAAATATCACTGGTTGTCTCGATATGCCATATATATCAAGGGCTACTTCATAAATTCCTCCACTAATTAAATATCTACTACTGCTAGCAACTTCATAGTCTCCATAACCGCCTCCTGCTTTAATCACCCCAACACTTAATGCTGCTAAATCTGATGAATAACGAACAAACAGTTTTCCATAACCACTGAATGCTGTGGGCGAGGTAAAATATATACCTTTAGCGCCTGGTTGCTGTTCATTTGTTGCAAAAGATATAGTACTTCCGATATTTACATATTCTGTGTATTGACCACCAAATCTGGTTCCAGAAGTATTCCCATCTATAAATATGTTATAGTCCCCGTCTACCCATCCCTGGAAAGTGCCTGAGCGCCCAAAAATTGACACCCCCTTCCTTATATTCCAAGGCTGCAAATTTGCATCCCCAAGGATTGTCTGGTTCCCGGCTAGATACTGCTTGGCTGCTATCACCTGGTCATAGTTCTGTCCGGAGTAGGTACCGGCCCCCTTCTCGGCCATGGTACCCTTCTGGGCATTTCCATCGGTATCTACATACGTCTTGTCTTTACGTACATCTGACGGTACAATTGTTATTAAGTCAAGGTCCGCCCCTCCGTCTCCCCCCATCATCAAAGGTATATGCGCCATTTTACACCACTCCTTTCAAGCCAAGCGTGATACTGACAGTCGGTTTCGCAGTGGCCCGTACTGTCACGCTCCCTGCGCCGGTCTCAATGTCATAGATATAACTCACTGCCTTATTTATGGATTTCTGTTCCTGCCTTGTGCAGTTACTTGGATAGACCACCCCCACTCCGGGTACATCTTCGGCCGTTACCCCTTCTATTGGGATTACCTGTTCATAAGGGGCTGAACTACCATTCCACCCAGCAACCGTAAGGGTAACATTCCTTGCATTCTGGATACGGTTGACCTCTGCTCCTATCTGCCGCAATTGCAGGGCACCAAACACATCTCCTTGTTGCGTGTAAGATGTTATATCCTCAATATATTTACCGCTGCCATTCGGCGCATCAGTGATTCTGTAAAGCCGATGTTCTCCTTCAAAAATGTCGTCTTTCCAATCAGTTTTCAAAATCTTCCACCTCCTAACCTTATTGCCAGTCGCCTCCGCCCCGCAATTTGTCCGATAAGATTGTTGTAAATCAGCAGACATCCCGATTCAATCCGGTTAAATTCTTTCCAGTCCGGTGTTGGCTGATTCGGATAGTACGTCTTCTGCTCTCCTATAACAAAGGGATATGTATTGGCGCACAACACCGTAAGGTTGATTTCTATTGCGTTCATCTCATCAGCATAGGGATAGCTCTCATATGTTTTTTCCGGTCCCATGTCCTTAATAGCATAGGTTTTATATACTTCCAGGGATAATTCACGTAAGTAGGCAATATTTCCTATCCACCGGTTGTAATCCTCAATGTTCACATCATCTGTCGCTTTCCAATTTGTTTTAGGTGTTCTCCAAGACATGCCTAACACCTCCTTTCTCTGCGTTAAATGACAAGTTTAACAAATACTATACCCATAGGAGAAATCATTTCTTTTATGATACGAGTGCTCCAGACATTTTTTATGTTGTGATAAAGCTGTTTATAATATGTCTGAGTACCCCGGGCTTGTAATCATTTTAAACATCTTTTTGGCGGCAATGGGATGCCTCTGCATTTTTTGCATATACTACCCGTCCCACAAATATGGCAGTTCTATACTGTATAAGGTATAAATGATAATCACATCAAATAATCCTTACGGCAAAGATGGTGGCTTCAACCGTTCGCGGCAAACCGCAGTAGCTGCAAAAGTAATTGAGTGTTCCAGAACGTTGTTCTCCAATCCATGCAAAACTTGCAGACTGAACTGGAGAATAGTTTCCATCACATTTCCAATAGGTAACTGTTCCGCCAATATTAGCTATGTTATGGGTCCATATTCCTGGTGTGGTATATCCGCGATCAATTATGCTTGTAATCAAAATCCACTGTCCTGCTGGAAGCGTGAAGGTCTGTCCGCTGTCCACCCAAAGGGACTGAGCAGATACATTCAGACTAAACGTTTTAGAAACAACAGTACCTAACGATTTTTTAATATTCGTTAAACCCGTCTTTAACGCACTAATGGCTTCCTCCATTTCTTTGACCTGTTGTTTCATTCTTATCAAATCTTTAGGCGACCTCTGGTTTCTCTCCTCATAACTCGCATTTATTTCTCTTGCCATTTTACCCCTCCTGCCCTACGGCCTTCCTCGCTTTTGCCACCCCTGTCAGGGCACCATTAAAGGTCAGTTTGTGTTCATATATCTGAATCTGCAGGCCTGGAACATATTTATTTTCCAGGAATACAATATCACCCGAATCCAACCGCGGCTCCCCACGGTATGTAATGTCGTATTCAATGTTGTTCTGAAAATAGTTCCCCAGCCAGTCTGCCTGCAGCTGCGCCAGGGACTCCTCGCTTATGAGCGGATTACTCCACTCTTCCACCATACCCGTGGTATTAATAACCCTGGAATACAATTTACTGGTTACCACATAGGACTTTCCGTCTACCAAAAACTCATGCTCACCTGTCAATCCTGATACATCCACAGTCACGTAATAATTACTGCTTCCTATAATGGTAAGACGCTGCCCGTCAGCTGCAGCCGTGATGTCATAGGATGCCTCCGAAAAATAAAATGTATAGGAGCTGTATCCTGTCACATCAATGGTTTCCTGAAAAATGTTCTTGACCTCATCCGTCTCACTATAAATGCTCCTAACCACATCCACCCGGCCGACCTTCTCCTTCTGGCGGCCCACCGGCGTCTTGGTCATGACTCGGTAATCCATGTTGTAGTCCGTCACATCCCCGAAAACCACAGAATCCACAAAAATACGGCTGTTTGGCTGGCCCCGTATAAACTCAAAGGTTATGGTGTCAAATTGCGAAAACTCATGCTCTATCAGGTTTTCAGTACGCAAAGGTGTCGGAACCACATAGCTCTCTTGCAGTGCTCCTTCAAAGTAAGTATGGATGGTTACACTCCGGGCTGGGCTACTGGAAAAGTTAAGGCGCAGGCTGTAATAGACCATGGCTGCCTCAAGTACTATGGTAAACTTCGGATTGTACTGGAAGCCCCCATCTACATCCGCGACCTCCTCAGACGCAAAGCCGGCGGCCAGATACAGCCCGGACCGTGGCAGGAAATACATGGCCCCATCTGCTCTCCAGTGGTCCTGAGACATGGTAGCGTACTCATATTTAGTCACACTGTTAACCACGGACGGAAGATTGCTCCATGATGCAGCATTCTCAGATTGTACAATCATGCGCTCCGGTGATATGACAGTCACGAAGGCTGCCTGTATTCGGATAATGCCTTTGCGGTCCTGGTATAACTTGCAACGTCCGGCATTGGCTATTATCTGTAGGCACTCCTTATGGGACACACAGGGCAACGGATTGTACACGATGACCTTCCTCAGGTATTCATCCAATTCATAAGCCCTTTCATCTACCCCGGCATCTGTAAGGACATCCAACGCCAGGTCATACAGCGTGATACCTTCTGTCCGGTACAGGCCGTGATAATATATATTACTTAGGTCATCTATCTTATCCTTGCTGTTGAAACTCATCATGGTATCATCTGCTTCCCAGTCCGACAGATAGGTGACGCAGCCGTCCATCCAAACGGTTTTTCCATCCCGCACATCATACCCATAACGGACTGTTACCTTCTGGCCCACCTCCAGATAGTGGATGGCACTGGCCTTGTTTTCCACGTCGAACATGCGGTTGTAATTCTCAATCTGCAAGCTGAAATCTACCGTAGATAACTCTTCGGTCACAGGGCTGATATATTCTGTCTTGGTTGCTTTGAGGATTTTCTTATTCTCAAATGATACGCCGATGCCCATAAGGATTTTATATATCCGCAGCCTCCCCTGGCCATTGACCATCCTGGTGGGCGTGATTATCAGATACTCAGTCCCATCAAATATATCGTCCACGGTCCAATAGCTTAAGGTATTACCGGTGTATTCCACAGTCTTGGTACCGTTACTGACTGTAAAGTCCACTGGGTAATTCCTGCCCCAGTTGACGGTCAGTCCACGGATATCATAGGCCGCCCCAAACTTTAAGCAGACGGGTCCCAGTAAATCCTTTGAAATGACACCGTTATTATATAGGTAATCCGCAGCATCTGGCCGCGGTGGAAATACCATAGAGCCATTCGCCTTAAACCAGTCATGCTCCATGGTGGCATACTCCAGTTCCACTTCGTAATTGTCCAGTAGCCGGGTAAAATTAGACAGGTAGCTGTATTCGGCGCCATGGTCTGCGGCCACTGCAGCGTCCTTCTGGGCAACCTGGTTGATAACGCCAATGGTAACAGCCATATAGGACTGGTTGCGGGGAATCAGCTCCATCGCCTGTTTGTATTCCTGTGTTGCCGATAACATTACTCAATCACCCCGCAGTCTACGATATTTACTTTGCAGTTTTGGTATATGGTTGGAAGGCCGTCCGTATCAAATGCAATTGGTTCCGCCGTCCGGTTCCCTGGATACATCTTAATGGTAATCCAGTTGTTATTGACCATGTCCGGTATCCGGGCAACAACTACAAACTTTTCAAATTCCTTCAGCATATCGGACCAGGTCTTTGCGTCCAGCTGTTTCCATTGGAGGCTGTCAAACTTGTACTGGTCGCGGCCCACCTTCTGTCCAACGAACTCCCCCAGAGCATTCTTGCCCTGGGATACATTCGTAGCCACTGTTAGTTTTCCGCCTACATCAGGTCCCGGAAACGTCCGGCCATTGATTGTGATTATAGCCATAAATAAACCGCCTCCTTATGTACTTCCGAATGAATAACCACTGCGCTTATCCAGCTCCACCAGTTTCTTCTTTATCTCCCGGATGTCGATATTGACCGTCAGGTCCATCCGCTCAATCAGGTCGATAATATTTCGCAGCAGCTCCACCATCATGCCTAGGTAGTATTCACTCATGTTGTTACTGCTTGTTTGGGAAGCTAAAGTTACCGCCCGGTCGACTACCTCCTGCATCCTGTCCTCCCCCGTGCTTGGGCTACCACTTCCTACCATCGCAAGGCGCGGTGTAGCATTACTAAGAATTTGTGAAAGACCATTGACCAAAGGGGACAAGCAGGAACTCATTCCTCTCTGTACGGCTGCCGTGATTCCCTGCGTAATCTGCTGATTATTGGCAACTGCTGCTCTACCGCCCCAACTTCCGACCATCTCCGGCAATCCGTTCTCACGTGCTACGAACATCTGTCCGGATTTAGGAAACCCTCCGCTTGCGTGTCCCTTTACTGGAGAGTTCGTCCCATAATCCCAGTCATCTCCACCGTCTGAATCATCATCATCGTCCTCAGCATCTTCCTTGGCCTTCCTGAACAGACTCTTAGCACCTTCCACAATCCCATCAAATGCACTGCCTATGAAATCTGCTACGCCTTTAAGCCACCCAACGATATCCTCCCAGACGGCCTTTAATCCATCCCACAGTTTCGTCATGATGCCTTTGCCGACTTCAACCATCTCATCAAGCTTGAATACATCCTTGATTTTCTTCCAGATGTTGTCAAACCACTCCTTTATTGCATTCCATTTTTCCTCAATGGTTTTTCTTACTTCATCCCAGATTTCTGACAGTTTATCCCGGATGGCGCTAAAGATGTCCTCGGCCTTTTTCTTGATGCCTTCCCACAGGCCGGATGTGAAACTCTTAATTCCATTCCAAATGCGTTCCCACGTAGCTTTTATTGTATTTAGCGTCGTATCTATAATCTGGCCAACGACAGCCAGCGCCGCATCTATCACTTCCTGCATAGTCTGCCAGATCTCACTAAGATACTCACACATGACATCCCATACTTCCTGCCAGCTTACATTAAGCTTTTCTGTCAGGAAAGTGATTATTCCCGTAAGCACATTAATAGCATCTGTAACAAACTCTGTAATTGTACCTATCACAAAAGAAAGAATATCTATTGCAGCATTAAACGCTCCCACTATATACGGAGCCAGTGTCTCAATGAACCACTCGGCAAAAGGCTTAAGCTTAGTTTCCCAGGCTTCCATCATACTGGCTATTGCAACCTGTACGAATTTGGAAACCGCTTCTATTATTCCATCAAAAGCTACTGCTAACTCTGCAAATGGACCATTCCTTAATGCCTGTATTGCCTCGCCTGCTTTCTGTAACGCAGGGACTAACCACGCATTAAAAGCGTCAAGGATGAGACTTACTGAGTCTGATATCACAGTTGTAATAAAACCAAAAACAGGGCTAATCACACCGCTATATAAATCATTAATCTTTTGTCCGACATTTGAAACCGCATCTACAATCAGGCCGAATCTGTGGGATATGTAATCTACCAATCCAGCTAGGGCCTCAATAATTTTGTCTTTATTGTCGATGATAGGCTTGAATAACAAGTTTACGATATCAGCAGTAAAGCTCGCACTCAACTCCAACACGTTCATGAATGTGTTGCCAAACATGGCAATAATATCTGCACCAACCTGCTTAAAGCCATCCAGCCTTAGTACTGCAAAAATCTGTCCAATCGCCTGTGCATAGCTTCCAACAAGCTTCGCTATCTCGGACCCAACATCAAACAAGGCTATCAACTTTTTTTTGATAAAGTCCTTATCCTGGTCGAGATATTTCGCAATCGACCCAACGAGAAAATCCGCTATGGATGCCCCTATACTCGCGGCAGAGCCAGCTATCTTACCCAAGTTAATAGACAGGACATTGGCAAAACGGTTGGCAGCCTGCTCCACCTCTGGAGACGTGAAAATCTCCGTCAGACTATCCTTTATGCTTTGGATAGATTCTTTCGTGCTGTCCAGGACACTGGTATCACCAAATCCGACCTTGAACCCTGCCATGAATAGGTTCTTAAGCTGGTTGGCCTTTTCAATCAGTCCTGCATACTTGCTGTCCATCTCATCTATGGCCGACGTATCAAGTTCGCCCATGTCGAACTCATCCGCAGAGTATCCACCATCCGTACCGCCTCCAGAACCACCGCCTCCGGAATCGGTATCAGAATTAATGATATTAAGCTCATCAATGCCTGTGCTGACATTTTTCATGTCTTTAGCGGCCTTTTTAGCAGCCCCACCGGCACCTCCTGCAGCTGCTCCTGCCTTATCCGCAGACTGGGCCATTGCATCCATACCAGCTGTGGCCGCAGATGCACCTCCCCCGCCCTTCTTCCCGGTTACCATCTCCGTAAATGCCTTGAAGGCATTGGCCAGGCTCATCAGCTTACTAATGATGCGGTTGATTACCTGGATGACCGGGGTCAGTACATTTATAAGGCCCTGACCGATTGTGGCTTTAAGGCTGTCAAACTGCAGCTTCAGGACGCGCACCTGGTTTGCCCAGCCATCCGCCGTACGGATGAAGTCCCCGGATGCCAGGGACAGCTGGTCCTGCACAAACTTATACCGCAGGGCCACCTTCTCAGCTTCGGACATCTTTGCCGTCACCTTACCATAGCCATTGGCCAGAGCATAGCTGTCAAGGGCGCTCTGAGTCATCACAATGCCAAGGTCTTTCAAGACCTCGGTTTCTCCGGTGAACACCGCTTTCAGCTTGGTGTACGCCTCGTCCTGGCTGATGTTGTAGAAGGATGCCACATCTCCAGCCAAGCCAGTCAAGGTCGTGGACATCTCATAGGCTGCCTGCTCACCAAATCCAAAAGCCTTGGCCATTGCGCCGAAGGTGC